AAAGCGGAGCCATCGATTGCGGCGGCGGCTGCGAGATGTTCATCAGCGTTTGCGCGATCCGGTCACGCTGGCCGGATGCGCCTTGTGGCGGGCCTTGGGGTGGGGGTCCGTACGGCATTAGGCAGCATCCTTCAGTTCGGGTTTGCGCTTGCGATTGGCGTTGTACTTGCTGGCTTCCCAATCCTCGACGGTCAGCGTCCCAACCACGCCGTCGCGATCACGGCCGCCGAGGCGCTTGATGTGATGGAGCGAGAACCCGACCGCGGCCATGATCCGCAGCACGATCTCGTTGTCAGCCATCGTGGTTTTGATCACCATCTGGCAGCCGCACTGGTAGAACGGATAGTCGTACATGATCTGGATGGTGCGCCGGGACAGCCAGTTGGTGCCGGGCAGCGCCGCGCCCGATATCTCGATGGTCCCGACCTCCGGGCACCAGTTGCGATAAACCAGCCCGCCCAGCAGACCGGTTTCATCGACCACGCCGATGGCGCGGCACTTGCCGAAGCCGCGCTCCCGGCACTCAGGGATCAGTTGCGCCACGAACGCCGCTATCACATCGTCATGACCGAAGACGTAGTCGAGCATGCGTTAACTCCCCGGAGCGTTGCCGGCGAACGGGTTTTGCTGCGCATAGAAGCCCTGCTGATAATCGGCAGGGAAACCGCCGCCGGCATTCATGTCAGCCGGATTGCGCCAGCCGCCGAACGGGTCCTGCATGACGCGGCTTTGAATGCCGAGGTAGCCGGACGATGGCGCTCCGAAATTCGACGGCTGCTGGCCGCCAAACGCTCCTGACGGCTGGGTGTAGGTGCTGGGTTGCTGCGCCTGTACAGCTCGCGCAATGGCGTCGCGTGTTGCCCCTGCAAAGGGATCGATACCGCCGCCCTGCCGACCCTCGTTCTGGCCATATTGTAGCCAGTGCGTGCGCGGATCGACGCCGGCGGCCTTTACGTCTTCGTTGCCTTTAGTATTCAGATAAGTCTCGGGGTTGAATACGTTGCCCCATGTCGCTTCACGGCCTTCGTTCCTGCCGAACTGGTTGTAATGCTGCCAGGCGTCCATGCCAGCCTTGGCGACGTCCTGGTTCTGCTGCAGATATTTGACGGGATTGAATAGCTCACGTCCTTCATCTTCGCCGTAGGCCAGGATGTGGTCAGCCCCGTACCCGACAAGACCGCGCCCGCTCGCCTTGGCGGCGTTCCACACATCAGGATTGCGCTCGAAATAGCCTTCCATCGCGCCGAGGCTGCTTTCCTGCGCCGGTCGGGTTACCGACCCCGGCGATGTCGGCGGCATGTACAGCGGCAAGGCCCGGTGCCAGATGCTCTCCCAATCGGGTCGTTCCATCTGGGCGGGTAACGCTGCGCCCTCGTCGGCGTCCCAACCATAGGTATGGGGATTGAACTCGCCTCTGTTGTAGACTTGCGGCGCGGCTGGCGCTGGCGCACCCTCGTTTGGCATCCAGCCGTATTGACGAGGAGCGTTGTAGCTGGGGTAGGCGACGCTGCCGGGATAATTGGGGCTAGGACTAAACGCGCCCATGCCACCGCCACCCGGCAGTCCGTAGCTATTGAAGGGCTGCGCGCCGGTGTCGAACACCGAGCCGCCGGGCACAGCCGTAAAAGGATCAGCATTGGGTGCGCCGTAACCGCCAAAACCGCCGGTCGCGCGGCCGTAGGCTGCGCCAAGCCCGGCGTAATAAGCCGGCTGTGCGCCAAAGCCGCCCGCGCCATAGATGTTGTTCTGTGTCGCCTGCGCCGCGCCAGGCGAATAGTTGCCCCACATCCCGGCGTTGATCTGCGCCGCCGACATTGCAGGCTGCTGGTTCGGGATGCCCCCGAAATAGCCGCCGCCACCGAAGCCCATGTTAGGAATGCCTGATACGTCGACCATTGCACTCTCCCTAGACGTTGACCCCCGCGCGCTCAAACGTCGCGGCGATTGAAATCAGATCGACTTCCGGCTTAGCCTGTTGCGCTACCGTCACCTGCACGATCGGCGCGTGCGAAAACCCGGTACGCCCAATCGACACCCAGCCAGTATTGCGCACCGCCGGCGTCGACGGCGTGCCGGCATCCCACAACGCCGTGTCCCACAGCCCTTGATCCCACAGATCCAGCACGCCAGGGTCTGCACCCGCGCTGGGTGGCGGTGGCACGATCACGACGTAATCGGTGGTCGCCGACAGCTGCGGCGCAAACGGCTCATTGGCACGCGCGGAAAACGACGCCCGCGCCTGTCGCCATGTGATGGTCTGCCCCGGCGACTGAAACACTTCCCAGCCACCGACCAGGACCGCGGTGTAGGGCATCCCGTCGTCATAGCCGGTCCTGTCGGCCTGCATGACAATGCCATCCTGAGTGCCGAAAAACATGTCGCCGCGCATTTTTGCAAAACAGGTCGCGTCATAGCCGACGAACCGACACCACGCGCCGGTGGCGAGGTTGGCCGCACCGCACCAACGTTTGCCGGGAGTGCCGCCAGGCCAGGTCACGAACAGCCCGCCATATTCGTCCCACTTGCACATCGTCCAAGCCCACTCACGCTTTTCCAACACCTCCATTCGCCACATCGGTTTGATGTTGCGGGTGATGGCGGCGAGTTCCAGTTCAGAGCGGTCCTTGGTGATGGCGCCGGAAATCGGTACGATGCCATCGACGGTGGCAATTAGCATGTCGCCGCCAATCCCGATGTGAGCGTTCATGCCCATCGGCGAGCTAACCTCGTAACGGCCTTCCTGCCGCCAGTTCGCGGCGCTGGAGGGGTCGCCGCCGGTGAAAATCAGCAATTCGCCTAGATCGGTGCAGAACACCAGTTTATCATCGATGCCGTCGCCGGCATCGATAGACCATGTCGCACAAAACAACAGTTTGCCACCTTTGGTCGCCGCACCCGACAACGGGATCATGGCGAGCGCACCCTGCACCGCGTTCAGCGGCAGATACCAGGCGTTCATCGAGTTACGCTCGATGAAGAAATAGCGGTTACGGTATTTGCAGACATAGGTCAGTGCGCCACCGGTCGCGACCGGTGTTCCGACTGGCCCAGTGATTTCAGTATCCATCACTTCCCACGTCGTGCCGTCGAACCGTAACGGCGGGTCGCCAGCGTCGTTTACCACCATCAGATAATCGCCAGATGCGTTAGCCATTTGCGAGGCAACATAATTGCCTGATGTCCGCCCGCTGGCGATTAGCGTCGGGGGGCCGATGGTGATGTCGTTGCTAACGGTGATGTCGTAAACCTTGGTGGCATTAGCGGCATACATGCGGTGATTGCTACCGCTGGCATATTCAAACGCCGAAATCACCGGCGTCGTTTCCGGCAGTTCGGCCCAGCGAATACAGCCGCCGCGCAACCGGCTGCCCTTCATGGTCGGGACCCAATTGTCCATCACGATCGCCGCGCCGGACTGCATAAAACTTTCGTTTTCGGCTAGCACCAGCCCGCGGGTTGGCGCCGGAAACGTGGTAGTTTCCAGCTTTTGCGCGACTTGCTGGTTGACCGGCATGCGTTTGAAAAACTGGTGCTGGCTCATGGCGTCCCCAGCGGGTAGGAGGCGCGCACGCTGGCCGATATCGGCATTCGCCCGACGATGATCGGCGATGGACTGTCATGACCCTGCGCCACAGCAACAGCATCACCGTAGTTCGATAGGTCTTCCGCGTAAGGCGAGCCTTTCTGCGCCTTCCATCGCCAGATCATGCCGAGTTTCAACACGCGCTCGTCGAGCCGAAAACTGTCGGCGTCGTTGAGAAAGGCGTCACCGACGCCGCCGCCGTTCAACGTCACGCAATTTTTATCGAGATAGGCGAAATAGGCAGTTTCACCGCTTTCCAACATCGGCCAGAAATGGATCTGACCGCCGTACATCGTCCACTCGCCTTGCGCCGTGTTCCAGTCGTCAGCACGTCGGATCAGCCATTCGTCCAGATCTGGGACGAACGTCATCGGCGTCTGTGTCGAGCTTTCACGCCACACGTTCGACGTCAGCAGCATCCGCTTGTAGTTGGCGGGCAGGTCGTAGGCCGACGTGACGCCGTCGCCGGTATAGGTCACCGTGGTTTTCAGTGTGGTCCAGTCACGGTTGTCGTAGGCGATTGCCTGCGCCGTCTCGTTCGCCAGCGCCAGCATCTCCTGCATGGTGCGATTGCCGGAAATTCCCGAAAATACAGACTGTGGGACTAGAACACCCACCGTCGCACAGACATCTTTCACCACCGACAGGATCACGCCGCCACCTCTTTAGGCCGCGCGTCCATCGCCATCCGCACCAGCGTCTTGCGCGCGAGGTTGCCCTGCGGCGCCTGTCCGGTGTTGGTGGTGATGAAATCACGCAGCTGCTTGTCCGACATATCGTTGAATTCGTTGTCGACGGTGTATTCTCGCTTCACTTGGACATCTTCCTCCAGCACCGCATTGCGGGCGCGCAGTGCCTCCAGCTCGGCCAACATCTGCTTAGTCGGCGCCACCAGTTTGCTTTCGGCGATATACGCCATTGCCTGATTTTTCATGTCACGACCGCCGGGACCGAGGTTCTTCAGCTCAACGCCTTCGATGTCGGCCAACGCCTCAACGGTGTAGACGTTCTGCGCCTTCAGTTCGGCGCGGCGCGCTTCAGACAGGAACGGCGCATGCTCCAGCGGCGTGCCGCTCTTGGTCTGCGCGACGTGTGCCTTGAACTGCCGGTATTGATGACTGAAACGCTCGGCGTAACTCTGCTTAACTTGTCCGCCGCCAAAGGGGGTACCGACCCAACGCGCGAAAGTGTTGGCGGGAAACACCTTGATGTCGTGCGAGCCGGGCGCGGTGATGAAGCAGTGCTCGACGTCATCGAAAATCGGCCGGCCGGCTTCCATCGTCTTGAGCGGATTTTCAACAGCGAGGTTTTTGAAGGTGACGACGAGCAATTCGTCGGGATCGTAGTAAGCGGGCATGAGGGTCTGCCTTTTGTTGGGGTTGAATTAACCGGGGTCGCCGTCGCAGCCAGCGACCCCGATCTACCTGCGGTTGATTAGCTCGCAGGAACGCTGTCGTACAACCGCCAATTGAACAGCGGGTTCGTCATTGTGAGTTCCCCCATCCACCCGATAAATTGAGCGATGGCGTCCTTGTCAATAGGCATTTGGCCATCACCATCGAATAATTTATCGAAATTCCGGTCGGCGTTGTAGCGCAGCCGGAGGCTGTCGGTGTTCAACCCAAAGGTTGTATTAGCCGGCATGTTGGATCCAATGCCGCCGTCGAGCACGATTTCAGCGCGCTTACCACCGCCGATATACTCCAGTGCAGAGAAGCCCAGCGTGCCAAGCGAGGTGTTGCTTTGCTGGCGCTGGATTGCGATCGTCGCCGCGTCGTACGCCGCATAATGCTCCGGTGACATCAGCAGCAGATCGGCGTAATCACGGCCGCGGGATTGCCGGGTCATGATGTAGTTCAGCATCGGCCGGATCGTGGTCGATGATACCTGCGTCGATCCCGCCATGAACGAATGCGCGTCGTAGGTCGAGGTCCGCCAGATGGCGTTGAGGTTGCGATCGATGCCGCCATAGGTGCCGGTGGTGTTGGCAATCGGAACGGCGGTCGCAAGCCCGGTGAGCTGCTTGTTGCCGTTGGCGGTGCCGTCGGAATAGATCGCGGCGTCCATTGCGTCTTCCAACGCGCGCTCCGCAGCCGAGATATAGCTGGAGAACACGTTCATAATCCGCTGTTCGCCCTGGTTGTTGAGAATTTCCTGCATCGAGAGAATGACAGGCACCACAACCTGTTTCGGCGTATAAACGGCGTCGTTGAACAGATCGATCGCCGGGTTTAGCAGTTGATCATCTTTACCTTCGCGGCAGGCTCGCTATTTCCCGCTACCGCCCTTTCGGGCTGCTGCATGTTCCCATGCAGAAGAGACTATCTCATCACCCTATTACTAGGGGCCGGGGGCTTCGGGCCGCTTGGCCCTACGAGCTTGCGCTCTAGTCGTTACACCTTCGTCTTTCGACGCTTGGCTCGGTGTTGTCCGTTCTGGATGTTCACCGACTTCACCCGGTTCTTCGATGTCGCTCACGCGACAAAGGGGCCAATCAATTTAACCCGGAATACCACTGCGCCGACTGCTTGCCGATTTGCAGCGTCTGCCGCACCGTCGGGCCGTCGTAGGTCTGCCACAGCCCTTTCCGGCGCAGCACCGCGAGCAAAGCGTTGTTGTTGGAAACCAGATCTTCATAACCGCTCGATCTGTCTTCAAGCGACATTGAAAGTACCTGCTGATAGGCAGCAGCCGTCGTCACATTGGGCATGAGTGCCACTCCACATCGGGCCTGCCGCGACGAAGCGCAGCGAAGGCGGGTTCAGATCTACGGTTCGCTCTCGCGAACCTCTAGGCGTGTCCATTCATGCGCTTGAGTGCATTCTGAACCGCCTCGGCGGGCGACTTGCTCGGCTGTTTCGGTTTGCGTGATGCTCCGTTTGAGGGAGCCACATCAGGCGAGCCGTGGATCGAGCGGTCGGGGGTTCGGGTCTGAGCCGGTGTGGTGCCGGTCTGAGCGGCGTGTGTGGCAGGTAGGAGCCGCTCTGCCCTTTGATACGCGACGTCGAGCGGGAAACCTAATTCGACTTCCTGCTTGACGACATCTCCAAATTCTTTCTCATCGATACGCGGATGTTGTTCAGCGAACTGATCAACCGCAGACCGCGTATAGTGAAATTGCTGTGCATACTGCATCTGCCGATGCTCGTTTTCAAGCCTTTCTATCCTTTGGTTTGCCGCTGCCAATTGGTGGCTCGCAGCCATTTGCTGGTTGCCCATCTGAACCTGCTGCAACTGTTCCGGAGACTGGCTAAGGACGTGATA